TTGTAACTCTTCATGAATAGCTCCGCTTGTGCCGGTTCTTCGTAGCCGAAATGGGCTTTGCAGTATATGGTTATTGCTCGCAATATTAGCGGGTCATCTTCGTTTTTAGTGATACCGGAAAGCCTGAGGTCTGCTTTGGCGGCATCAATAAGGTCTTGGATTTCTATGTCTAAATCACTGCCACTTACTCTTAATGCGTCTTTGATTTTTTGAAGCATGTGCTCACCACCATTAAATTAAAGGGGAAGGTCAATGCCCTCCCCTTTCAACATTCAACTAGGAGGAAGCTTTTAATTTGATTAAAACAACACCATTCGGATCAGCCAACTTGCCGTCAGCAATCATAGTAGCCTTGCTGATCCATTCGTCAGTATTTTCATCAAAGTACCGGCGATAGGTGATTGCCATGTTGGAGTTGACCATGTAGTCCTCCAGGCGGACCAGGATGGCGAACACATCGCCCACGAAGGCGGTGTCGATGGACGGCAGGAGGTCGGTGGGGATCACCTCACGGCCCAGGAACCGCTCCTGGATGGTGCCGTCCATGCCATAGGTCACCCGGGCGATGGGCTGGCCGTTATTATCGACCATACCGACTATGTGGGTATTCCAGTCACCGTCATTCATAATGAGCACAGCACCGGAACGGTAGCGGCGTGGAATTCTGCCCATGAGGCTCGCCCAAGTTTTATATTTAGCAAAGTCCGCTGCAGTAACTTCAGCGATTTGTCCTGCAGGAATATTTGTGTGTTTCACAATACCCAGGGGCTCGCCTTGGCCGGAACCGGAAATAATAGCCTCATCAAGTGCAGATACCATAGCCTCTGCAATGTTGTCGGAAATAGTGGCTTCGAATACAGGCATAGCAACAGTTCCTGCCACAAGTTCCACAGCCACACGGACTTGCAGCTTGTGATATCCAAACATGATCGTGTCTTTGACTTCTTTCTTTTGCTTGTCTGCCAAGGTGCCGGCAGCGACCCAGGTCGCGGTGGGCTTCGCGGTGCTGACCGGGATCTGCACGCCGCCCTGGACCGAGGTCTTGGTGACGCGGTTCCATATTTGGCCATATTCTTTCATCCTTTCTACAATCCGGTTCAAGATTGTAGTCGGAGTAACGGCGCCGATGTCACCAAGACCGGTCGTTTGGTCTTCGCGGAATTCTAAAACATCAGATTTTGCCCCGCGAAGCACATAGTCCATGAATGCTTTGCGGTATTCTACGGTGTCATATTTGTCTACTAGACGTTGCTCGCTGGCGGTTTCAACTTTCATGGTTTCGATAGTGCGAGCTTGTATGGTACCATCCTGGATACCTTTTGCTATCTCCTGCCGCTTGCGTAGTTCTTTTTCCTCTTCCTCAAGCTGCCTGAGTTCTTCATTGATTTTATTGAGGTCAATTTGTTCTTCGCTTTCTAACAACTTACGGATTTCCACTTTGCGTTCTTTTATCTCGGCTAAACGCTTTTCAATCAACATGGTTATCATCCTCCAATTAAAGATAAGTCTTTGCAATTAACCGCTTCCGTTGTTCTTCAGCAGCCTCCGCCGCCTGGCGCTCGGCCTCCGCCTGCGCCTCGAAGTAGCTTCTTGCGGCTATGAATGTATCTGAATATGCCGGGGTATCCACCGCCGACACGTCCCAGATCCGCTTAAACTTGATGATCTTACGGGTGCGGGTATCCCTGTCATAGGAGTCCTCCGCAACTGAAAAAGCGAAGCTCATCTTATCGATGTCGCCCCGCCTGATAAGTTCGTATAGGTCACGGCCAGCCGTCGTGTTCGCCAGTCTCGCCCGGATTAGCAAGCCCTTATCATCGGGAATAAGTTCCAGGGTTTTGTTGCGAGTCCGAGCCATAACCATCACGGAATCCGAGTGATTGTACTTAAACGGCACGTCTTTCAAATCCGTACCATCTAAAGCGCCACGTTGAATAACCTCGTAGTATTTAGTGCCATCTATCTCATACATAACGGTCGGACTGTCATAAACGACCGCCCGGCCTTCGACTATCATTTCATTTTCATTATCTTGCACCGGTTCTAATGCTCTAATTTCGGCCAATCTAATTTCTTTTTTAATTGGGCTCATCTTATTTTCACTCCCTTCTTTAAACTTCACCATCCTGTAAAATAAAAAGCAGTGTTTTATACTGCTTATTTGTAATAATCGTCTGCATATTTCCACTTATAGCCTCCACATGTCTGTCTTTCTCCATTACAGCATTTGGATATATGTTGCCTGGTAGCATTTTAACTATATATCATTATCATTGTTATTATCAACTTCGCTATCCTGTTCGCTGGCTTGTTTACCTAACTGATATTCATTGGCCTTTGTTGCATCAATCATATCAAGTCGTCTTAAAGGTATGTCGCCGCCTTCGATTGGCGCTAAATTTAATGCCTCTCTCCACTCATTCGGAGTCATAGCGCCACGATCGACCATTTCTTTTAAGTTAAGCTTAGTTTTCATACTTGCATATTGGAGTCTATTAGATTCAAAAATAATTTCATTGCCGAAGCCCCTCTCTCGTTCTGTAAATAGTTTTGATGTAAATTCTAGGGATAATTGAATAGCCAAAGGTTCCAATACCGATTCATAAAACGCTTCATATTCATCTTCTGTGTACTTACCCATAACGATATTTTCATTGACGCCGAAATACCGAAAAACAGCATCCCTAAGCTCCTTCATCTGCGCGGCATTGACCATCAGCGGCTGGTTCTTGAGTTCGATGTAATCGGCTTTGCTGTCGAGGGCTGCCACGCCGCCCGAATTCTGGACCGTCATGTATTCAGCTACGAATCGGTCGCGGTTGGCCTTGATGTCGCTTTCCTTGAGCATCCCCTGGTATTTGAGGATGCCCCGCAGGTGCGCCGACGTCTTGATCGCCTGGGCCAGACCCTCATTGGTCGTGTGTATGGCCGACAGGGTTGCGTTGATCGGCTGGTTCGGCTCACCAAGTAGGTCGTTGCTGTAGAAATGCCGGCGCAGGTGGATTACCTCAGAATAGGGCAAGACGACTTGGCCGCCATCGGCAAAGTAAAACTTGACATAGATCGTCTTGGTTTCGTCCTCAACAAACTCAGCCATGACGCAGTTGATGGGCCAGATGGCTACAAGATTCGGGCCTTCCCATAGAGGATAAGCCCATGCGTTGTTATCGATCATTAGAGTCGTGACAAGCTTATAAAGAAAGTCGTATGCATTCATATGGGGGTTGGCTCGCACCGCTAACACGCGTTCAATCTGCCCGCCCACTGGCACTATTTCTTTCCCCACTCGCCGGATGTGCTTGGCTTTGAGCTTAGCCGCATTGCGGGCTATAGCGTCCACGGCGGCCCGGACCACGTCGGCCTCATAGGGACGGCCCTGCCATGGGGTAAACGTGGGTGTATGCCCAGAGAGGACCCGAAGTTGGGTTAACACCCGGCGGTCTCTGATGTCTCCGAAAATCTTCTGGAACAGGCTCCGCTTCTCTCCCACACAATCACCACCCTACCAGGTTTTTGTAATCTTCAAAATTCTGCTGTAATACTGTATAAGCAATAATTAACGCCACCGCAGGGTCAATGCGCTGGCGTTTGTTTTTGCCTTTCACGGGCCGTATATTTTCATTTTTATCAACTTCCACTGACATATTAGTAAGTGCCCATTTAAGCACAGGGTTGTTGTTATAGATTATACGTTTAGCGGCAAGGTCCGCTTTTAATTCTTTCATCGGCGCAGAAAGGGTTTTGGCTCCCATTCTTACTGGTATAAGGTTCTGGCCTTTAACGTAACCTAACCGCATTTCCATATCTTCCACCCAGGCCGGAGAATTCCAGGAGTCGTAGCCTACCCAGTAAGCAGAAATACCGTACTCATTGTGAAGCTTTTCAAACCAATCTGTAACATAACGGTAATCTATTCTATTGCCAGGACATGGGGTAAGTAAGCCACGCTCTACCCACCGGTTATAAGGGACCTTGTCCTCCTTGGAGCGGACCTCCACGCTCTCCTCGGGCATGAACGAGTGCGAGAGCACATAGAGCTGCGGATCGCCGGGGCGCATGATGATGACCGCCCCGGATGTCAGGTCGGTTGTGGCCGAGAGGTCAACCCCACCTACTGCATAGCAGTCCCTTAATTCTTCTATATCAAAGGTGTCCTCGTTGTTGATCTGGTCGAATGTAAGCCAGGTGCCGGCCACGGTATCTCTGACGTTGAAATCCTTTGTTAGTACCGTTGGCAGGAAATTCGGATCGTTTTTGGCCCGCTCAACATTCGCGGCAAGTTCTGCAAAGTCTTTTATGACACCAAGGCCCGGGTTAGCCTTTTCCCACATGCGAAAATCTGTCCATTCGCCCC